GCCCGGCGACATGCTGGACGCGGTGAACATGCCGGGCCTCGCGATGTATGCGTCGCTTAAGCAGCTCGACCACGGCAAGGGCATCGAGATCCACACGGAGTCGGCGCCCTTCTTCGCGGTCAACAAGCCGCAGCTCGTCGTCAAGGCCTACTCGAGCAACTGATGCGCCAACGCCTCCCAGGCGATGAAGTCGACGCGCGGGTGGAGAACCCGTCCGCGCGTCCAGACGCCGCCCCGCCCGGCACTAAACCGCCGTCGCTCGACACGTTTGGTGTCCCCTCGCGCGACGCACGTCCCAATCAGCCTGCGTGGCCCACAGCGCCGCGGCCAGGCATTCGAGCGAGCCGCTAATGCCCAAGATGCGATTTGTGGAAGACTGGATCGAGCGCGTTGACGCCGTGCAAAGCTGTTTCTGGAAGGCCGGCACGATCGCCGACCTGACGGACGCGCAGATCGCCAAGGCTGGCGATTGCGTTGAACCTGCGCACAAGGTCGACATGTCGACACCCAAGGCCGAAGCTGAAGCCAAGGCGAAGTCGGAAGCCGAGGCCCAGGCCAAGGCCAAGGCGGCAAAGGCTGCTAAGTGACCGTCGATCCGTTCGGCGACGCGCTGCGCATGATGAATGCCGATCTCGACGAGCATCTCGGTGAGACGGTGCGCGTTGTGGGCATGCGCGTCGGCGACATCTCATCGTTCGCCGACCCTGCGCGTCCGGCCTTTGAGTGCATTGCAGAGGTGCACGAGCACGATCCGCAATCGGCGGACATCGCGCGTCTCGAGGGTCGCGTCTCCTACAGCGAATGGGAAGTCGAGATCCGGCGCGCGAACATCCCGCCCATGCGCCGCATTCAGCGGGGCGACCACATCTATCTCATTGCGCGCGGCACGCTCGTGCGCCTCCTGATCAACCGCATCGACCGCTACGACCGCGACGTGATCGCGATGACGTGTGGTCCAGTCGGCGACGGAAACGAGCCATGAGCATTACACGCGATGCATTGCGTCTCTGTGTCGTCCGCTGCCTGCGCGGCAAGACCTTTGCGGGTCCGCGCGTCAAGGATTCCCAGATCGTGCCCATCGAGGAGTGCGATCCCAACGCGCCATCGCCCTATCTCGCGGTCTATACCGACGATAGCCGACCCGGCACCGACGGGCGTCACACATCGCTGACCATCGGCCAGCAGTCGGTGCTGATTGATATCGCGGTCACGGCGCGCATGGAGCGCATCCAGGCGACCGGTCCAGACGGTCAGCCGCTGATCGATCCCGAGTCGGGCGAGCCGTTGATGCAGGCCATGTGGCTTGACCATGTGACCGATGCCGGCATGGAGCTCGTGCTTGGCGCGATCGAGCGTCAGGTGCGCGTCGCGCTCAACCATCCGACATGCCAATGGGCCGACATGGCGCGGTCGTTTGGCCAAATCATGCACATTGCAAGCGTGCGCGGCCCGTCCCAGCGTGACGGTCTGCGCTTTGTCGGCCGTCAGTTGCAAATCACGGTCGAGATGAGCCACGATCCTGCCGCGGGCACTGACCCATTGAGCCATATCACATGGTCGCGGTTTCTGTCCGCCTTGCGATCGAGTGGCGAGCCCGATCTCGTGCCGATTGCGCAGTCGTTTGAAAAGCTGATCCGCTGCGACGGCGTGCAGTGGTCGACCGACGAGGCGCGTCGCGCTGCCGTCGGCATGACGCTCGCCGAGGCACGTGCGACGCTGATGGGAGAGCCGGCCTGATGCGGAATTCCGACGCGGACATCATCGCCGATCTCTATCATCGGGTCGCCGAGCTCGAGCGCCGTGTGGCGCACAAGAAGCTGACGGGCAAGGTGACCGATGTGGACGGTGAACGCGGCCGGGTGCGTATTGATCTGGGCCGCGATGATGACGGCAACGTCGTTAAAAGTGGTTGGATGCCGGTGCAGGAACTGGCAGCTGGATCACTCAAAACCTCTTTTCTGCCGACAGTCGGCGAACAGGTCGACGCAGTGAGCGAAACCGGTGACATGACAGACGCCTATGCGTCGATGTCGCTGCCGTCGAAAGATAACCCGCGGCCGCATAACAAGCCCGGCGAAGGCGTGTTTGAGCGTGGCCCGATGAGGATCGAAATGACCGAGGATCGGATCATCCTCAAAGTAGGATCGGCCAAGGTGACGATCAGAGACGGCAAGATTGTGCTCGAAGCCAGCGAGGTCCATCTCGGTGGCGAGGGTGGAAAACTTCTGCACCGCAAGGGCGATCGCGACAGCCGCGGCGATGTGGCCGTGGAAAGCGCGACGAAGGTCTTTGCTATCTGATGGCGTCCCTCGGCCTTTCACGCTCGCGCGCGGACACGCTGTCCGGCTGGGATCACGTGCAGCAATCCATGGCCGATATCCTCGGCACCATGGTCGGCGCGGCGGTCTTGCGGCGCGATTACGGCTCGATCCTGCCCCGCCTCGTCGACGAGCCGATGACTGAACCAAATATCATGCGCGTGATCATGGCCACGGCCATTGCGCTCGCCATGTGGGAGCCGCGCATCGAGGTCCAGCGCGTGACGATCGTGACCGGAACGCAGGGCGGTCGAATCCATCTGCGCATCGGCTGTGTCTACCTGCCCAATGGGCACCTCGGCGACCGCACGACCCGTCAGGCGATGGGCGACATCGACATTATCATCTGAGGCCCCATGGCAACCGCTCTTGAAGCCCTGCTGAACGATCTGGCAGCTAGCGTCGGCATCGGACAGGCGACGCCTGCGGGGGCGACCGATCTCGCGGCGATCATGGATCGCCTTGCGGGTCTCGAAACCGCTGTGCGAACCGGTGGCGGTGCCGTGGTCGAGGCGCCGCAGACGGTGGCCGATGCGATCGCGGCCTTGCGTGCGCAAATCTCGACGCTGATGACCGATGTGGTCCGCGCGCGGTCCATCATCACGGTCGACGCGCTCAAGGATTTGCCGCAGCCGACGTTGCTTGCTGATCTGGATCATGCCGCGACGCTCAATGACATCGTCGCGCGCTATACGGCAGCCGCGAACGAGGCGGGAATGCCTGAACTTGCGGCCTATATCGCGCTCGAATCGACGCCTGAGCGGCGCCTATTCCAGGTCGTGGCCTATTGGATCGTCTGGCTGACGCACCGCGTTAATCAGATGTATCGGGCGCGCCTGCTGTACTTCGCCGAGGGCGGTGATCTTGATCATGCCGCCGACGGCTATGGCGTCGACCGCCTTGCCGATGAGCCGGACGCCGATCTGCGGCAGCGCACGCGCATTCGTAACCGCGGCTCATCGGCCGCCGGTCCTGATGACTGGTGGCGGTATCATGTGATGACGGCTGATTCTGCCGTCGTCGATGTGGCCGTGACGCGCAACGCCTTTCCGTACCCGGCGCCATCGCAGGCGCGCGGTGACATCACGATTTCAATTCTGGCCGATACGGCCGATGGTGTGCCGACGCAGGGCACAATCGATCGCGTGACGGCTGCGGTCAATCGGCGCGATGTGCGGCCGCTCGGCACGGCGCCGCGCGTTACGATCGCGACCGCGCGCATCGTCAATGTGACGGCCGATATCTGGCTCCTGCCGCAGGCGCCATCTGCAACTTTTGCGGCGATTGAGCCGCACTTTCGCGCGGCGTGGTCGGCGCATCTGGCGCTTGGATGGGATGTTGTGCGGTCGTGGGTTGAAAAATATCTCATGGTGGCAGGCGTCCAGCGCGTCGATCTGATCGGCTGGCAGGACGTGCCGATGGCAGCCCATGAGGCGCCGCGCCTCGGCGCGGTCTCGCTCACGCTTCGTGGACGTCAGCACTGATGGCACTTGACGGCGCGCCCATCGCAGTCGAGCCGCTGACGTGGCGCGCTCAAAGCCTTTTGCCGCCGACGGCGCCGCTGATGCAGCGCATTCGCGAGCGCGCGATCCGGATGCCGGATGGGCTCTGGCAGGCCGCAGCCCGCGTTGGCGACATTCATGCGGACATGCCCGACGCGGCGTTGCCGTTCCTGATCTACGAGCTTGGCCTCGAGGAG